CTCAATGGCCCCTTTAATCAGAGTTCGACGCACCTCGTCGGACTCCGCCAGTTCCCAACCATCCCCCACCAGTGACAACTGCTCTGCCAGCCAGGGCAAGGTGCTGCTGTCGACCAGGTCAACCAGATACACCAGCAAGGGGGTCAGGTTGATGTCCGATAAGCGCTGGGCGAGTCCGGCCAGCGCCTTCAGGCTGATATCAATGTCAATCGGAGGTACCGGGATTAACTCAGCCATGCGCACTGCCTTTGAGGGTGATCGTGATGCCGGTGCAGACGGCCAGCTCAATCTCGCTGACCACCGTCAGCGCTGGTGCTGTCAATTCCACGTCATACACTCCGAGTTGCTTCAGTACCCTGACCAGTTCGCTGGGCACAATATCCCGCCCCAACCCTGCTGCACGCTCTGCCGCATAGCTCTCCGCAGCCGCTAACCCCGCTTTTTGGGTACTGTCAGCATTTTGCCCCTCATATAACGTCAGGATGGCGTCGATACGGTATCCCACTGGCACCGGCTGTTTGACCCACACTGTGTCGGTCAGGGGCCGCGCCTTTTCATCTGAACAGGTCGCGCTGACCAGTGCCAAAATGGTGTCATCCGGCAGGCCATTACGCATTAACGGGTAGAGGGCGACAGTGCCCGGCCTTGGCCTGCTGATACCGACATCAATAATGTCCTGATGGGCACTCATCGCATGAAACCGGTATGCTCCCTTGGAGCCAGCATTGCTGAAGGACTCGGGAGCCAGGCGAATACGTTCACGCAGGCGCTCGTTATCTTCCTGTTCCGCCCCTCCGCTGGCCACCTGCGTATTGATCACCTGCAGGTCGATATCATCCAGCGGGTCAAGCAAGGTACTGACCTGGGTCGGTTGCCAGCCATTTCCCATTATTCCCGGCTCGGTGCAGGTGGCGCTGGTTGATGCCAGGGTCTGGCCCGCCACCAGAACAACGTCATTGTCTGTGGCAAAAATCACGCTGTCGGTGGCGCTGACGCGCGTTCCTGCGGGGATCAACACAGAGGTTGGCAGGGCAGTATCGATGCTGAACTGCAGCACGGTGTGTGCTGGTTGCGCCGACAGACGATAAACCCCGACCAGTTCGCCCAGGTAATCCAGCATCGGCTCACGGGCAAAGGCCACCAGGTTCTGCTCGGCGGCTTCCTGAATGGCGACGCGTACCAGGTTTTCACGGTAGGCGAACAGGTTGATCAACAACCGTTCGGCTTGTGCCGGATAGAGCGTTTTACCGCTGTCTGCCTCGTACTGCGCCACCATTTCAGCCGTGATTTTGTCTGCATCACGTTCGATAAAGTCAGGTTTACTCAACGCCATAACAACTCCGTGGATTGTGTTACGCCTTCTGCACTTTTCCACTGCACCCGTAGCGTGAGATGCTCGGCATCAATCACCGGCTTGATCGAGACCAACTGACAGCGAGGTTCCCATTGTTTTATGGCCTCGACAGATTCCCGCACCACATGGGGAATGGCCCGGTCAACGGGGTGATCGATATAAAGATGCAGGTTACTGCCAAATTCTGGCCGATGCGGATCGCTCCCCCTGGGCGTTCTCAGGATGATGAGAATGGCCTGGGCGATATCCTCCAGCCCCTGGACGGTTTCGCCAGGACGCTGAAGCGCAGGTTGCCAAAATACGGAGTTCGTTTTCATGGGGGCAGTATTGCCCCCGGAGGGAATGACCGATATTAACGCCGTTTAAAAAGATTTGATTCAGTGACTGTGGTGGTTGGAGTTTTCGCCGTCTGACAACATGCTGCCGCTGGCGTGGGCATCACCGAGAATGTTCAGGTTGCCGGTGATGGTCGCTGCTGCACCGTCGCCGCCAGAGCCTTCCATACCCCCTTCATAAGTCAGTTTCTTTTTCACCGTCAGGTTGCCCTGAATTTCAGCGTCGCCCGTGACTATCGTCTGGAGAGCATCGACGGTGGCCTGCTGGGCGGTGATATGCACATTGGCTTTGACGGCGATCACGATATGTTCAATGCCGCCGTTGATGGTGAGGGTATGTGTCGCCCGGTCATAATAGAAGGCCGCTTCATCAGCATGGGTGGTGCCCCTGGCGTCTTTGTTATTGACCGGGGGCAGATCAACGCTGGAATACACCGCGCCCAGAATGACGCCGTCCTCACCGTTGGCATCGAGCAACACTTCGACCTGTTCGCCGATATCGGGCAACCAGTAGTCTTTCGTGTTCTGGGTGTTGCGTTGCAGCACATTGAGCCAATCCGTGCGCAGATTGTCGGCTTCAGGCAGGCGAACACGTGCCCGAACCGTTTGAGGGTCAACTGCGCTGATGGTACCGACCTGCCGTGTTACGCCGCTCATTTCTTTTTATCCTTTGTCACTGTGGAGGTTGAACCATCGGGTTTATACACCGTCAACGTCTGGGTTTTTCCCGCTTTTGATTTCGCCTTTCCCTGGGTTACCGGGCCGCGTGCCACCTCAAGTTCAGTCATATAGCCGCCGCTGCGATCAACAGTGTGTCGAGCGGTGGTGATCAACCAGGCACCGGATAACTGACCAAACCCAACCAGCTCAATTTTATTGCCAGCCGTCAGTGAGGGCGCTCCCATCAATGTCAGGGAGCCGTTTTGCTGGTATTCGTTATGTTTGGCCAGCGCCGACTCTGCCTTTATCTGGGCACTGGCCGTATCTGCCGCTCGGCTATTGAGCTTGAGCGTATCGGCACTGGTGGTTTTCCCGTTCTTGGTTTGTTTGGTCACTTCATGCGTGCCACCCTCCGCCTCATAGACAATCAGCTTCTTGCTGCTGCTTTTCTGGTGTTTCACCTTGGCCGACTTGTAAATCCGGTTGATGGTATCGCGCAGGGAGAACTGTGCCACATCCTGTGGCCTAAGCTGCTTGACCGGCTCCAGGCTGCGCAAGGTGGCCAGATGGGAGAAAATCAACTGGTCGCTCACCACCTTCACCGCATAGCCGTACTCGCTGGCCAGGCGCTTTAGAAACCCCACATCGGTCTCTGAATATTGTGTCACCCGGTCAATGGTGATGGCTTCGATACTGCCAACCAGCTTTAATTGGTGCTTTTTGGCGATGCGGCTGGCGATGGCCGCCAGCGTGGTCTTCTCAAACGCCCGGCTGGATGGGGTACGCAGCGCCTGGTTAACCGAGGTGGCCACCCCCCGAATGGAAACCGTACTGGGCGGGCCACTGACTTCAATCTCATCAATAGAAAAGACGCCGCAGGAAAGCAGCTTCTCCCCCCGATAGCCGAGTTTGAGCGTCAGCGTATCGCCTTTGCCCGGATACCACTTACTCATCCAGCGTCCCTCGGTATCTTCCAGGTCAACCTCAATGGCATCGGATTCATTCTTGATGTTGTCGCTGTAACTAACACGCGTCACGTAAGGCGCGATATCACTGGTGATATTCTTCTGCAGGTACCACAAAGTGAAGGTGGGCTGCAAAACCTCGCTGACACCGGTGATGGCCTCAACGGTGGTTTGTGATGGGGTTACCTCAGCCATGGTGGGGTGTCCTCCAACAGCGTGTTATCGTCGGCCTCAATCACGGGGATCAGCAGCAGAATGCCGGAAGACAGCACCGGCGTGATGGCCACATGGGGATTGGCCGCAATGATACGGGGATACCCCAGAGGGTCGTGGTAGTAACGGTACGCCAACTGATCCCAGCGTTCGCCTTCTTTGGTGATGTGCTCAAGAAACATCAGAGGCTCCTCACGGTAATTTTTGCGGCCATCTCGCTCAGCGTCGGCGACACCTGGGTCAAGGTGGTGCTGGCGGCATTCAACTGCCCGGAGACGGTACCCAGTGCAGCAGCAATATTGTTGCTGTCAACTGACGCGAGCGCCCCTTGTGCCTGTTGGATAGTGGTGGCGGCCTGTCCCGTGGCTCGACTGAGCGTGATGGCCCCCGGCAGCGCCTCACCGATGGCTGAAAACGCAGAAGAACTTTTTCCCAGCGGCACGGCCACGGTGTTCAACTGACTCAACAACCCAGGGACGCGGGTCAAGGCGACGGTGGGGTTATCCTTCATCTTCTGGGCGATACGCACGGCACTCATCGCGCCCTGCAGCGCGGACTGTGCCTGTTTGGCGTAGTTCACACCCTCCCGGACGTAGAGTGCAACACCGGAAGGGGCTGGTACCGCGCCGGTTACCGTGCCCGTACCTGGCAACGCCGTTTTGACTGCTGGAGGCTTGAGCGGGTTTTTCGGGTCACCGATGTATTCCCGTAGTGAAACCGTGGCCGTGAGCGCCCACACGTTGCCGGTGGTGTCTGTCTGTTGGCTCACGGCAGTCACGTCGGTTATCACAAACCAGCCGCGATAATCCCCGTTGCCAAACACCAGCGCCAGTGCCTGATGCGCTTTCATGGCGGTACGCAGCCGGGCCAGTTCGACATCCGGCACACAATAGTGCTGATGAAAGGCCAGGCTTATCTGGATCTCGTCGAGCTTTTCCCCCACGAACTGCAGACCCGGCTTGCCTTCAATGCGGGCGTGCTCTGCATAGTCGACGCCGAACGTCGCCTCGAAGCCGTCCCAATAGGTGATCAGCTCAAACTCAATATTTCCCAACACGGCAAACATCAGTTGTACCCCCGGCGCTGTTGCTGGGCCACGATACGCTCCAGCATTTTCTCCAGGTCGCGCAGGCTCAGGTTCAGGGCCTTGGCGATATCGGGCGGTGCCGAAGTTTCTCTACCATTGAGGTAAATCTGCGGATTGAAGCTGACGGTAACTCCTGATGATACGCCCGCACCGGCTGTGGCGGGACCACGTCCGGCATAACCTGCGGCCAGGATATCCAGGGCCGGAATACGGGGAACTTCCGGGGTCATTTCCTGTGCCAGACGTTGGCCAGCTAGAGCCGCAAGGGGGGTAGAACGCTGCAGGCCAATCACAGCACCCTGGGCAATGTTGTCACCAAACCCCATAAAGACCCGGCTGGGTGAGTGGATGTCCAGCTTTTCCGCGAACCAGTCTTTGATGCCGGTGCCCATGTCGGTGATCGCACCTTTCACATCCTCCCACTTTTTCTTGATGCCATTCACCAGGCCATCAATCATCTGGCCACCAAACTCGGTAAACTTGGCAGGGAGATCGATGCCGAGGTACTTCAGCGCCCCGGAAAACACGGTATACAGGATGCCCAACGGCGACCAGTTGATGAGGAGCTTGCCCACGCCCGCAATACCGCCATTGAACGCTTCTTTGACTTCCATCCAACGCTGTTTGAACCAGCGACTGATGGCCCCCCAGTTACGGTAAATCAGGTACGCGCCGCCAGCGATAACGGTGATGGCAATCCCAATCGGGTTCATCAGCAAGGCACGCCCGATCCAGAGCAAGGCGCGACCAACGGTCGTGATGCCCCGAAACAATCCCCCGGAGAATATCCCCGCAAGCCATCTGGCCCCCGTTGCCAGGCGGCTGAACCCTGACGCCAGCCAGCGCAGTCTCCCTCCATCACCCAAGGCCGTTCTGAGCAGCAGCCAGTTTGAGCGCAACAGCATGGCGCTCTTCCAGACGCTGACGAACGGGGAAAGCAACAGGTTAAGCCCCAGCTTTAACCCGATGGTAGCCATTTTGAAGGTGAGCAACGCACCCACCAGTTTGATGGTGCCGCTCACCAGTTCCGGGTTGGCGGCGATCCATTTGGCGGCACTGTCGATAATCGGGATCAACGTGTCGGCCAATTGTATCAAGGCGGGACGGAGGGCTTCACCAAGGCTCAGCATGCTGTCATTGAAACTTAACTGAGTTCGACGCCATCGGTTTTCCAGTGTGTCATTCTGTTTATCCGCATCTTTTGAAATGGTGTTTTTCGCTTCAGGGCTGTTCATCTCCTGTTTGCTGGATAAGTATTTATCCCAGCCCTGGCGCATAGATAGCAGGTGATTAACCGTCTGGATATCGCTAAACACTTCAGCCAGACCAAACGACTCCATCAGCTTTTGCTGGCCTTCCTGATCGCCTTTTGCTCCTGCCGCCTGCCATTGCTTCAAGAAGGCTTGCCCTTTACCGTCAATAAACCGGTTGGCGATCATCAATGAGGCTTCGTACTGTGAGACCCCTTGCGCGACATAGTTCTGCATGGAACTTTGGTAATCAATACCTGCTTTTGCATACTTCTGAACCGTGTCGCCACGACCCATGGCAGCCAACCAGTTGTTCATATTGGTGACGGCTTCTTCTGCCGAGCCACTGCCTTTGGCTACTTCCAGACTGGCGACAATCTGCGTAATGGCCTCCTTGCCGACAATTCCCCGCGCTGCAAAGGACTTCGCCAACCCTGGCAGGGCTTTGGCCATGTCCTTCAGTTCAAAGGAACCCAACTTTGCCCCGGTAGCAGCCATACCGAATGCCTGCTCCAACTCTTTGGCATCAGTGATTTTTAATGCGTCGCTAAAAGCAAACGTCATCTTGGCCAGGTCGGTCATGTCTGCTTTGGTCGCGGTGGCTGTTTTACCTAACATGCCCGCAAACTGTGATGCCTGTTCCGGTGCCATCCCATCTGCTACCAACTGACCGACACCACCCAGCAGGGCTTCCTGTGCCTGATTGACCTTGAGTGCGGCCTGACGAATGGCAGTACCAATCGCCCGCTCTTGCCTCGCATCCAGATCACCGGTCACGCTGATATCACGCAGTTGGGATTCAAACGAGGCGTATTGCGTCACCGCCTTGACCACCGGCGCGGCCAGGGTTCTGCCTACCGCATAGGTCTCCATCCCCTGACCATAGAGTTCCATGCGGCTGGCTTTCAGGGACTCACCGGCGATCGAGGTGTAGTGGATCACAAAATC